CAAACTCTTTGGCAGTTGTCAGGTTAGAACCATCAGTATTGCCGAACTTGAACGGGAACAGAATCTCATTGGGATTGCCGTTTGTCAGGATTGCCTTGCCTGGCTTTACTTCAAACTTAGCACCACGAGGGAGGCGAGTGGCATCCATAGCCATCATTGGGCTAGTTGTCAGGGCTAGTGAATCTAAGTGTGAACGAACTTGGGCATCAATAGCCTTTTGTGAGTTGTAAGCCTTCTCAACAGTACCACGACCCAACAAGCGATTAGGAACTGTATCGTCCTGATAAGCAAGAATAGGTCTATCCTTCATCATGTATGGGTTCTTTTCAGCTTTGAGAAGAGTCCCATCATTGGCGATAACGACAATAGCCTCAACCAGATCGGAATACTCATCCTGAATACTGTCTTCAGGGAACAAGTCTTCTACTTCGCCATCTTCTTCGTTTTCAAGTTCTTCAAGATACTCTCTAGGAACTAAACCATAGTAAGTCAAAAGTTTGACTTTATCGTCTTCGTACTGAGAGACTTCTTGTGTAGGCTCTAAGTCTGTATCCATCGAGTCAGTACCGACTTTTACTTTGCGGTAGATGCCTTCTTCTTGACCTTTTACGATCTTGTGGATAGAGACATACTTCTCAATAGCCACACCCATACAGTCATCAATAGATGTTCCGTTAGGGTCAAACAAGAAGTTACGGGGGTTAACAGGAACAATCTTGACTGCAATGCGGTCTTGTTCTACCACTCCGATAGCCGCTTGTCCCATTTGACCAGGTATTGCCTGAGTAGCGGGAACAAAGACTTTCTCTGTTTTGACAACAATCTCACCGATGCCCGTACCATAGATTTCAGCAAGTAACTCAATCTGGTCAATAGACTTGCGAATCTTATCGACTTTGAAGTCTTCCATCAGTTGTGCTTTGATGGCAGCAACGTCTAGGGGGCTACCATTGACATCACGAATATCGTCTTGAATGTCAAAGAACTCACCCTGACCAAAGATGGCTTCCATGATTTCGGCATGGCGTGTCTCTACGGCTTGTTGGGTAGCTGGTGTAACAATACGGCTACGCTCGGATTCACGGGTTTTGTCTTGGGCATCCCATTCACCATTGAAGATGCGCTCGTACTCTAGCCAATCAGTTAGGCAATTGACATCTCTCCAATCCCTCCACCTGTCACAATGGTTGACAACAAAGTTAACTATCTCTTTGTCTGAGTCGCTAGGTTCTTGGAATTCCATAATATTACCTTGTAGTGTCGCCAAAAGGGTCTTGATACTTCAAATTTGCAGCTTCAGGCATTTGTTGTGCTTTTGGTGCAACTGGAGGCTTAAAAACCTCGTTAGGCAACGCAAAAGGTGACATTCCTGCCTTAATACGCTGTTCTGCGTGATTATAGGCTTTGTCCATTATAGAAGGCGGTAAGTTTTTTAGGAAGTCTTTTGACTCAACATTGCTTTGAAGTAAATAGTTTAGTTCTTCAAAAGTAAGCGATGGAACAAGCAATGGAACATTTATTTGTTTTCCATCAACATCTAACCCAATGGATATTTCTGTAGACACTTTTCCATCTGGTCTTTTCAATGCACCAAAAAACCCCGAGCTTTTTTCTGTACCATCAGGTCTAGGATTGCTTATTGGGTTATCCATTCTTATACCCCACTAATAATATCTACAGGTTGCCATTCCTCGCTGTCATCTTCTTCCATGTAAGATGTAACAGCAAGTTGGTCAATGTAACTGAGGGAGTCAGGCAAGTCATCATGGACTCCTTGAGCAGGGAACAGGATTAACTGATCTACAAACTCATCCCAATCTTCTTCCGAATTTAACACAATTCTGCCATGCTCGAACCTACCTTGTAAAGCCCAGATGATCCGATCCGCTTTTTTTCTATTCCCGTGGGTCAAATCCACGATGTGAGCATAGGTGTTGTTCTTTCGCATCAAGTCTGACAAGTAGGGCAAAACAGCGTTCTTTAGTGCCCCCCTCTCTATCCCCACACTCAAAGGGCGGTAGTCCCGAATGGCAATCAGTATCTTAGAGGCGGTTTCTCGGATGTCCCATCTCCCGTGTTCAATCTTCTCAACAAACCACTTCCCATCGTCTGTAACCTTCACTATCGAGATAGCAGACTCGTCCAGACGCTTCTTGGCATTAGCTGCTTGTTTGGCAACCTCCTCAAATCCCGCAAGGTCAACAGCGATGTAATAGCTTCCATGTTCAGGCTTTACCCCGTATTTGATCCACTCTTCCTTGAAGATGTCTGAACCCGCATTGGTGAAAGAAGCCATAAACTCTTGCTTAAAAGCAAAAGAACTTAGAGTCTTTTTAGCGGAATCTATCTCTGCTTGGTCAATCAAGGGGTTATCAGCAGTGGTAAAGTGCCATGACTTCCAATCAGGGTCATCCTCTGACTCACCCAACTTAAAGGTATCGTAGAACCAGTTGCGCCCTTTTGGAGTGCCGATGAAGAGTGCTCTACCCCGTTTATCAGACAAACTGGCTCGAATGACCTGTTCCCATGCTTCAGGTTTAATGTCGGCAACCTCATCGAGAACGGCATAGGTCAGCGAGACACCACGGAGCGTATCAGGTCTATCCGCACCACGAACGTATATCCTAGCCCCGTTTATCAGGGTAATGTCTAGATTGTTTACGTGACTACTCTGAATAACCTCTCTACCAAGGTCTAGCAATAAGTCCCAAATAATCTGTCGGCTTTGTCCCATAGTCGGTGAAACGTAAAGAACCGCAGAGCCTTGTGGACACTTGAGTCCTTCAATTAGTAGGGTAACTGCCGCCATCCTACTCTTACCGCATCTACGCCCAGCAGCCACAACCTTGAACCTTGTTTGGTCTTTGAAGACTTCTTGTTGCCAAGGGAGAAGGGAGAAGTTGAGGTCAGCCATATTTGGCCTCTACGTCTTGAGGCTCATCAGAGGTGTCGATGATCGTTGGCTCTTGTCCCAAGCCAGTGATATTGATCGTGACTGCTGACCTTTGGCTCTTGTCTTTCTCAAACATTGAGATCGGTAGTGTGCGGTCAATGCACATCTTGAGCGCCGCCATCTGGCCTGGGTGGTCATCGTTGAGCGCAATGTCAATCACCTTCTGCGCTACATCCTTACCACCAGACCGGATCATTAACTCCTTGAGTTCTTTCAGGCGCTGGTGGTCAGTCTTGGGCAAAACCTTGGGTGGGTTGTTTGCATAGCGCTGAATGGTCATCTTGACCGAACCCTTGGGGCGACCGCGCTTTTTCTTTCTCTCTTCAGTTGCAGGGGTGAATTCCACTTTTTTCCTTTCGGGAAGATGGGTTTGGGCAATTGTAGTCCATTTCGCTTTTTCGGTGGGTGGGGTGTACCTACAATTATCACGGCGAGGCCGACCCCCTCCCCCCCCATGCAAACCGCCCAAAACCAAGGGTTTTCCCGATTCTGCTTTATACAATGACCATTATGTTAAGTTGACGCAAAGATATCCACAGATATTTGAATACTTTGTTTGTACTCGGCAAGTTATCCACAGGAAACTGTGGACAAGTTGAACAAGACCCTTGTGGATAACTGGGTTCGGATCGGTTTGGGCGGGAGAAAAAAAGAGAAAGAGGCTGTGGGTGCTTTTCCCGCATACCTGCATACCAAACTGTATTCAAAACTGCATACAAAACTGTATACACTTTTGTGTACCGAAAATTTGTGAGGAATAAGCAAACCATACAACCAGTTCAGGAATGCTCTCCAGACGCATCAAAACCCTCTGTATCGCTCTCAAACGCTTCGTCTGTACCATTGCCTACCTGCAAGCAATCGAGGCTCTTATGCGGTCTAAAGCCTTGCATCCATAAAAATGAATAGACTTCAAGCAAATGATGAAAGCCAGCGGACATATCACCACGGCCTGCGTGAACCAAAATCTTTTTCTCTGCGGGCTTTAGGATGCGCTGAAAGTATTTTGACTTTGGGTTAGCTGGTCTACCTACAGCCATAACAACCCCCAAAAAAAAGGGTACTCACGCCCAAAGGCGCTTTCCCCGAAGGTGCGACAATCAATGGCAACTGCGCGCACACGTTCATCTTATCACCTCAATCTCCACGGCGTACTCGCCTGGCCTGCCTGACCTTTGGGCATACTGCCAATCCACCAAACGATTACCATCATCCACGCCAAGCCAATCAGCCACGCCGTCCCTGACTGCTTTGAACCCAGACTGCAAATTATCCCCATCCAACTTCCTTGGTGCAACTCTGGTCAAAACCACAGTCGCCGGAAGCATCTCCAAACCAGAGGACTGAGCCACGGCAGCCAAGCTCATCCGAGTCCTCGTTCTCTGATCCCTCGTCAGCTTCGCCTTGACCGCCCAATGCAATCTCATGTTCGCCACACTAACAATTTTCATGTTCATCCTGACCTCAATCATGCCAACTCCCAACCAACTCCCAACTTTCCCAACCTTGCCCGATTTCCCAAAAACCGAACCGAACCGAACCGAAACAGTTTACGAACCGAAACCGAATGGGTATGTATACCCTTTCGGTAAGTTTCGGTTCGAAA